AGCAATGGGTGCTGATTATCTAAACCCAGCTGCTGCTGTCGAACTATTTGCTGGAGCCGCTTCAGGCGATACAGCATTCGGTTAATATACTCAATAGGGGAGTTCTCACGCTCCCCTTTTTTTCTTAATAAAACTTATGGCTGCCACGACAATTGATACCGAGACCGAACTCTCCGCTGTAAACTCTATCCTGGGAGCGATAGGTCAGTCACCAATAACCAGTATATCTGCTGGTTCAGCTAACCCAGAAGTAGCATTTATATATAATCTTTTAAGAGATTCTAATGTAGATGTACAGAATGAAGGTTGGCATTTTAATACTGAAAAACATGTAGCATATATCCCTGATGCTGATGGTAAGATAGCTATCAATAGTGATGTCTTAAAGTTAGATGTCTCTGATGGTTGGGAAAAGAATCAATATGATGTTGTAAAACGTGATGGTTATTTATATGACAAGTATGATCACACTGATGACTGGAGTGACTTACCAGCATCTGGTATTGATCTTGATATTACTAGACTATTTACTTTTGAGAACTTACCTTCAGTATTTAGAAGGTATATAATCTATAGAGCAAGCCGGATGGCTGCTACACAGTTAGTCGGTAATCAACAATTGACTCAATTATTAGGAGCACAAGAGCAGATTGCAAGAGCTGCATGTATGGAATATGAATGTAATCAAGGTAACCATTCAATGATGGGATTCCCTGAAGATACCACCTACACAACTTATCAACCCTGGAGGAGTCTGCGTAGATAATGGCAGGAATTACACAAACAATACCAAATTTTAATGGTGGTATATCAGAACAACCTGATCAATTAAAGAAACCTGGTCAAGTAAAGGATGCTGTAAATGTAGTTCCTGATCCTGTATGGGGTCTATATAAAAGACCAGGTTCTAAAAGAATAACTACTAATGGTAATCCTTTAACTAATGTCTCATCTAATGCTGCTTCTACTTGGTTTCATTATTATAGAGACCCAACTGAAGGATCTTATATAGGACAGATTGCACAAGACGGTGATGTAAGAGTATGGAATTGTAAGAGTGGACAAGAAGCTACTGCTTATTATAAAGGTGCTACAGGTACTACTGCCTACGGTTCTGGTACTGAAAAGACTTACTTAACTCACACTGCTAAAGAACAAATACAATCTTCAACAATCTTTGATACTACTTTTATAACTAATAGAAGTATAACAACAGCACTTACAGCTGCAACAGCTACTGCTAAAGTACATCCTCATTATGCTTATATAGATTTACTTAGAACTGAGAATGGTAGACAGTATGCATTAAATGTATATGATGCTGATACTGTATATGATTATAGAAGAGCTACATCTATAGAATTAGGAGGAGAAGGAGATCAAGATACTGTAGATAATACAGGTACACATGAAAGAAATGATACCTTAGGAGATGGTCCAGGTAGTGGTACCTGCAGAGGTATAGGTACACAAGTTATATACTATAACGGAGGAGGTACAGCACCAGCCAAGAAACGTAATTTAATTTTTAGACTTACTATAACAGGTCAGAGTGGTTTAAAAAATGGTGCTCAACCAGATAATAATGGTAGCTTTGACGCTGATGATTATAAATGTACTTATCATAGAGATTTAACTTTACTACATGGTGGAGAAGGTTGGACTAGAAAATATACTACTACTCCATTAAGATGGTTATCTAGTACTGGTGCTGATGATTTAGGTAATGGTGGTTTATTAAATAATAATCAACCTACCGATCAAGGTACTATAGATGGTTACAATGGTTACTGGTCGAATGCAGATACTCATGAGTACTATAATGCTAATGGTACTGGTGCTAATAGAGTAACCATGACTAATAGTAAGTATGGTGCTCATGATGGACACCCTGCTCAATACCGTATAAGAGTTACTGATGATGAAATAATCAAAACAAAAGGTTATTTAAATGGTAATCCTGTTGGTATTATCAGACCTAAACCTACACCTTTTGATGCTGATACAGCTGTAACTGCTGAAACTATACTTGCTGGTATTATGGGTGAGATAGATCATAATACATTTACTGGTACAGGTAGTGATGGTGCTGCTACTTATAGTTTAAAAGATAGTGGTATAGAAGCTAAAATAATTGGTACAGGATTATACTTATATACAACAGATGCTAATAATAATTTTAATGTTGAGATACTAGAGAATGACTTAATGAGAGTCATGCAGGATACTGTTAATGATGTCTCTAAGTTACCTATCCAATGTAAGCATGGTTATATAGTTAAAGTAACTAACTCTGAAGATGCAGATGATGATGATTATTGGCTTAGATTTCAAGGTGATAATGATCTAGATGGTCCTGGAACTTGGGTAGAATGTGCTGAACCTGGTGTTAAAACTACATTTGATAATACTACATTACCTCTTGTAATACAAAGGAATAGTTATGATCCTTCTTCTAAGAATTTTACTATTAGAATCAAGCATTGGGACTATAAAACCAGAACAGTAGGTGATGATAACACTAATGCTCAACCTGATTTTGTAGGTAAAGCTATTAATAAAACTCTATTCTTCCGTAATAGATTAGCTTTCTTATCAGGTGATAGTGTTATACTTAGTAGACCTGGTACTATTGAAGAACCAGACTTCTGGAATATGACAGCATTAACTACTAGTGCTACAGATCCTATAAATATATCTGCAGCTGGTTCATTCCCTACAACATTCTTTGACGGTATTGAAACTAATACTGGATTATTATGTATGAGTAGAACACAGCAATTCTTATTAGCATCAGATGATACTATAATGAATCCAGATACTGTGAAGTTAAGAAGTATCTCATCTTATTTTTATGATGAAACTACACCTCCTATTTCATTAGGAACTACCTTTGGTTTCATAGATACATCTGGTAAATATAGTAGATTCCAAGAACTAAATGGAGTAGCTAGAGAAGGAGAAGCTTCAATCTTTGAAACCAGTGGTCTGGTACCAACACTATTACCTAAAGATATTGATCTTATCAGTGCTTCTAGAGAGAATGGTATGGTCTTTTTAGGTAAGAGTGGTACTGATACTATATACATATATAAGTATGAGAACAGACAATCTGGTGGAGGTCTACAAAGAGTACAAGGTTCATGGGTTAAATGGAAATTCTTAAATCCAGTTCAATATCATTTTGCAATGGATGACTCATACTACTTTGTAGATGATGAAGATTTCTTACAGAAAATTAATATAGTTAACTCTTCTCCTAATCCTGATAATGATATCATGATAACACAGAATGAAGAGGATTACTTAGTTCATTTAGATAACTGGATTGAATCTACTGGTAGTAGTAATAGTTATAATGCTACTACAGATCAGACAACATTTACTTTCTCTTGGTTACCTAGTAGTGTAGATTATGTATACGGTACTGATCCTGTATTAGCTGCATTTTCTACTGATATGTCTTCAGGTACACAAGCTGATATCTCAACACATGAAGAAGCTACAGGTCAAGTAAGATATGGTATCTATGCTGAAGCTGTTTCTAGAAGTGGTACTACTGTTGTCTTCCCTGGTAAATGGGGATCAGCTAATGGTAAGTTCCCATTTGTAGGATGGGTGTATGATTATCAAATAGATTTACCAACTCTATATGCTACAAAACAAATAGGGGATGGTCAATTCAGATCTGATGTCAATGCTTCTTTAGTCTTACATAGACTTAAGTTGAACTTCGGTAAGGTTGGTGTCTATGAAACTACTTTAACTAGAGTAGGTAAAGATGATTACACTGAACTACATGAATCAGGTGAAGCATCTCTTTACCATGCTAGTGATATGCCATGGGTAGAAGAAGATATTAAAACTATACCAGTATATGAGAGAAATATAAATGTAGATGTTAGGATTAAATCAAGTCACCCATCTCCTGCTACCCTACATTCATTATCATGGGAAGGAGATTTCTCTAAATTAAATTATAGACGTGTCTAAATACATT